CCACAAGTCCCTGCTAAGTCGTATATGACGAAATCTCCAAGGATTCTTCCAAACTTACCCCTAATATCTTTTATACTTCTCAAAACAATATCATCACTCATCGACAATATTTCCTCAAGTCTTTTTTTAGCAGCGAGTCCGAAAACTTTTTCAACCTTATCCTTGGTTCTTGATTCTGGTGTGTCAATACCATAAAGTCTGATTCTCTGTTTTTTCATCCAGACACCAAAACCTAAATCAATATCAACATCAACAGTATCGCCGTCAACCACTCTTATGTTTGTAACTCTATATTCGTACAATCTTTATTCCAATTCCTAACTGCTAAATCATATGAGGGTGCTGATTTTCCAGTCGCACCGCAATCGTAACATTCAACATAATATTCTTTAGTCATTGCATATTCTTCTGGTAATCCTTCATCGTCCCATTCAACTTCAAGGTTACTGCTACCACATTTACAATTTTGTAAATTGTTGCCCATATTCACCATTCCAGTTCTATAGTTTGACCAGTAAGTTTTACAAAAATCATAACTGGAAATGCTAGTAAGAAAAATATAACTGCTGCCAGAAAACCAACAACTTCAATGTAAAAACCTAATAACTTTAAAAAATACTTTTTCATTTCATAAACTCTTTTTCTAAACTTGTTTTCATAATATTATTTTTAGACCAATCTATATCTTCGAAAACTATATAATTATACTTTTCAACATTCTTCTTATTATGCTTTATATCATCATAACAAAATGCTGGTTTCTCATCAACAGAACCCCAAGTAGTTCTACCACTGGAATTTCTCTCCCAAGATTGTATTTGCCATTCTAGATCATTATTTTTCGGATAATCTTTATTCCACCCATATTCGAGAAGAATGTTCTCTGCTTTTCTTGTTAATGGGAAAATATATCTAAACATTCTACCTCTAACTCTGTGCATTTTCTTTTCTTTTAGAAAATCTGGAGTTAACCAAAATATTCTTTTATCAGGATTACCCACAAATTCTGCATTTTCTTTACACAATTGTTTTGAAGTTCTTGGATGTATCTTCTCACCTGTTTTTGACATATAAACATCAGTCCAATACTTACCACCATAATAGAAATTAGATGCTTGATAAACATATCCAACTTTACCCATTATCCCATCAGCCATAGTGTAAAGAAAAAGTTTCCTGTCTTGTTCTTTATTTAGATTCCTATCTTTTGTTTTCAACCAATTGACAACACTCTTGATCATTTGTGATTCAGAATTTTTAGGTAAATCGTCAGACATACACATTTTACCAATCTCATAATAATCACCTGATTCAAACTCATGATTAGGAAACATTTTTCGAATAGTTCCTTTTGGTTGAGTGCCCCAACCCAGAGTAACAGCTCCTACCATTTCATCATTAAGGAAAATACCTAACCAATGTTTTGTCAATACTGGAAACACTGGTGAATAATGATAGTTTCGAACAAACGTGTAGACGAACTCTTCTGACACTTCTTCAACTGAGAAGTTAACTTTTTTTAAACTCATAATATTATTATATCATATACCACTGACTAATACAATCTTACAAATATGCTCTAGTCTTTCTATATGCTCAAATGCTTGCCATGGTGCTTCTGCGATAGAGACAACACCATGACCTTTAATACCTATAATATCATATTCCATAGTTCCGTCATCTTTCAACCCAAGATTCTCATGACATCTATCTGCCAATTCTTGAGATATCGGTGGAACATCTGGAACAGACTTACCAACTTTTGTATACCTACCTAATTCTGGGAACTGTAAAACAAGTTTATCCAATTCTATACCTCTGTGCATCGCAGCTACAGCATAAGTTGGATGTAAATGTACAACAACTCTACTACAATCACCAGAAATATTTTTCTGGATACCATAATGTAATGGGGTTTCACCAGAAGGTTCTAAATTAGAAGATAAATTTGTATGCTCTAAACACACAAACTCACCATTATCTTTATAAAGAGAGACCTTTTTCCACATATCAGGATCAAGCATAGGTTTTCGAATTCCACTTGGTGTTATCCAAAAGTGCTCCCTGTCCCTATTTCTGACAGATATGTTTCCATCTCTTGAAGTTATCCAGTTAAGTTGATATGCTTTTTGCATCAACTCTGAACAAGTTTTTAACATTACCGATTATCCCATTTCATTTTAATTGTATAAACCACAACCATAATAATAGTGAACCACCAGAATAAAGTCAAGACTATCCAATTTTTGAACAATGCCTTATCAACATCCTCCGGTGTCATCTCCAATCTTTCAATCATATCATTTCTGATATCTTGTTTTATAAAAAGTTGCCACCTGAGAAACAACCCCCAAATGACAATGTTTAAAATGTAATATTCTATATAAGTTTCCATTAGAAAGGAATCTCCTCTTCCAGAAATTTATTTGCCGCTTCTCTAACTTCTTCTAAATTTCTATATTGACCTAAAATTACAGATTCACCAGCAATACTATCTGATTTATGAATTAATACAAAACATGCCTCACAACCAACTATTGGTGTTGAACACTCAACTATTAATTGACCAACATCGGTTTTTCCTAAATTTAAAATCATAAATTAAATCCTAAATAGAACGTAAGTAGAATCTTCATCATCAAGTGCACCATCCATTGGAAAAAATTTCTCAGGGCTCATCTCTGAAAGTTCATAAGCAATAGTTTCGGTGTGTGTTGAAGTTTCAAACATATCTATAATGTCCTGCCTCTCAATCATCAACATATTCGCTCTAGGTGAACTTGAAGCACCTATATCCACATAGTGGACGTAAACATATATGTCTTCTTGCTTTTTAGGCATGTTAAATCCCTATCTATAGTAAACAGTCCAAAAATACGTTTGGTCATTTACAGTAACTTTATCCGTATGACTACTAAATTCTTTATAATAATCTCTATTTTTATTTTGAATTGAGATCATTTTATCAAAATCTTTTTCTTTATAACAAGATAATTCAAAAACATCCCCATTGGAAATATCGAGAACTGTGTGGTTAATTTTATCCCAAATTTGATTAACCAATTTAGAGTCTCTCATTTTTGCTTTCAAACTTCTTAAAAATTCAAAAGGGGTGTATCCATTAGTTTTCCTATTCCATTTTCGACATCTTGGACATGAGTAATATTCTCTTCCAGTTACAAAGTCTCCAGAATTAAATTCAACACCACAGGATTCGCAATTACTAATCATCACTTTCCTCCATCATTTTTACCACTAATACCTTTTAACTGTGCTTCTAAATTTTGTCTTAAAAGATCCATATTCTTTTTAGATTTTCTCATTCTATAATATTGCATTATAAAACTAATAGTAAAAAAAGTCAACTCTGCTGCAAAATTTGCTGCATAAATAACTAGAAAAACACTTAAAAAATCCCACTCCATACTATAATTCCTTTATACGTTTGCCTAATGCCTCTATATAAACATTGAGCTTATTAATACTATTGTCTACACTAACTTTCATTAGTTTGACACCATCATCACCTATATCTTTTCTCATTTTTCTAATATTATCAACATCTGATTTTTTCCAAACATTTATCATACTTTTAATTCTAAAGTTGGAAGGTTTCACATTTTGAATCAAAGATGGATTTTTAACAATCAGAAGGTCAAACAGTCTATACAGATAAGCAACAAAATAACTTTGTTCAGTTTTAGCTTTGATCAATCTTTTATAATCCTGAGATGAAGATAAACCAAATTTTTCCATATTTTTAGCTTTCTTCATAAGGTCTTTCTCCAAAGCAAGACATATATCAATATCTTGGGCAAATATTTCTGAAATATGTTTCTTAATTGATATTTCTTCCATCTTGTTTAACCTTATTTTCTTTACCAATCTTAGTAGATTGTTTATCACAAATTTCTACTTTTTTTCTAATTTCTTCCCTATCAGACCAATCACAATACGCATAACTGACTTTAACTGGCACAATAAACTCCTACTTCAATATTTCCTGTAACATTTTCTTTTTATCAACCATCTCAAAATATTTTTTTCTACTTATGATTGACATTCTCAATTTAATGTAATGTGTATTTGATATTTCTATAATATTGTAACCTATTTTATCATTCCTATAGAATATTTTTTTATCTATCGGATCTATACTCAAACTTTCATCTAGATAATGTATTTCATATCTTATCTGAAGTCTAGGATTATCTTCAATATACTTTTTAAACTTACCTTGACTGGTTACTTTAGTTTCTGTAATATTGATATCAACATCCATATCTTCAATATTTTTAACTATATGTTCTACGAGTTCTTTTTCTAGTTGTTCGACCTCTTCTGAAAGGTTTTGCTTAGAACCCCCCATTAGAAATCCTTAGTTATATATTTTATCCAAACTTTGGTTGGATATTTATATTCTTCATAAAACTTTCTAAAATACAATCTATTACCTTGAACATACACGTTTTCTACTGGTGTTTGATTATCATCATCCAAAAAAACTTCTATAACGTATGGGTTTAGGATTTCAAAAGGTAAAGTTAACGTTTCATCTTGATCAACATACCCATCTATCAATATTATAGGTTTCATAATAGTATTTAGGAGTGGAGATATCTCCACTCCCATTATGAGTTTTTACTGTGATAGTTGTTCAAACAGAGCTAAAGCATCATCTGGATCAGACACTACTTCTTCAACTGTTTCTGAAACTGAAGAGACTTGAACATCTTCAACTTCAACTACCTGTGTTGCGTCATTATTTCTAGTTGCTGTTTGACCTCTACCTAAAACTTTATCGAGTCTTGCTTTAAGTTGGTCATATGTTTTAAAAGATTCAACTGAAGTAAAATTTGATAACGGTTTTATCTCATTATAAACTTTCTCTAGAAAATCCTCATCCTCATGTAAAGATGAGGTTCTATCAAAAGCTGAATCATCATAGTTTAAATAATCACCTTTCATTTTCATTCGAATCTTAAAATTAGCACCAGACCACAAATCAAATGGGTCAATTGCGTCCTCATCCTCAAACTTAGGTGAGATTGCTTCTGTAATCTTGTTAAAGATTGTTGTACCAAACTTATACAGGAAAACTTTACCTTCATTCTGAGGGTTAGCAGGGTCTTTTACAACATAGATATTAGCATAATAGGAAACATTCCTTTTCTGCTTTCTACCTTGTGCTTTTAGTGCTTCATCACCAGAATTATATAGAGTACCATTGAATTCATATACTGGGTCTTTTTGCCCAATAGTAGTCAAGGACTTTTCAATATACCATCCCCCTGGACCTTGAAAGTAGTGTGAGAAAACCTTAACCCAAGGAAGTTCGTCACTATCTTTTGAGGGTAAGAATCTAATCACTGCTGAACCTATTCCAGCATCTTGATCAAATACAGGTTTCCAATATTCTTCTTCGGTGTTACCACCTTTTGCTGAAATCGTTTCAAGTTGTGATTTCAATTTGTCAAAGTTACTTTTTCTTTTTTTCTTTAAACTTGCAAAACTCATAATTTATTTCTCCTTAGAAATCGTGTTACTTATATAATAACACATAATTTATAATTCGTCAATACTAAATAAAAACTTTTTTTAATATTTTTTTATACTTCTCTTTTGATATGGAAAGGAACGGCTTATACTTCTTTATCTTGAAGTGTAATTCTTTCCACATAAAATCATTTTCCATACTCTTATCCCAGTGTTGGAAATAACCTAAGACAATATCAATTATAATCAAAGTCTCTAAACAGATGTCATCTTTGATGTAGTGTTTCAGAATTAGTGGGTGTGATTTAGACTTAACACCATTCCTGACAACAGAACACTTGAACATATCATTGAAGGGAACATCTAAATCTTTTAGAAAATTCAAATCTTGTTCAAAATGATACGGTAAAGAACCTAACCTTGATCTCCATTGACCGTATATCTTGTCATTCTCAACTCCAATAAATTGATCTAATCTGAAATTGTTTTTTTCATAGTGTGTGAACATACATACAAGGAAGTTTGCGAACTCATCACCATATTTTTTCTCAAGTCTGAATATAAAGTTCTTTCCTCTTTTCTGGTCAATATCTCCAAACTTTCTCGTCTTACCTCTATACTTAAAAAAACAATAGTTTGTAGTAAAGTGTAATCTCAACGAATGGTAGAGTTTGAAATATTTTTCTAGGTTTCGGTACTTATTTTCTTCAATCATACAGGAAGTTTAGAACTCTTTTTAATAAAGTTTAAACTCTTTGCTTCCATTTCCAATTTACTTTTTAGGTTTGGGGATACTAATTTAGATACCCTGTCAGGTTCTAATCCTGTATCTT